GAGTTTTCAAATAATCCAAAAGCAGTACCACCAGCAGCTCCGCCAGAGATTGCAGCTAACATATCATCAAAATCTAGAGCAGTTTGGCGATTTAAGAAAAGCATGTTTTCTTCAATAGCACCTTGTGTGTCTAAGTTTTTCAATATAGCATCAAACTCATCTAAGCCGTTTGCAGCAGTAAATCCTACTTCTACGTTACCACGTGTTTGAATAGCAGAGAATAAACCTTCACTTCCTGGTAATTGACCTTCTGTGTAAACACCAGCACCGATTTGGTTATATTCTGATTCTACCATTGCCATTTCTAAGTAATCTTCAAAGCGTAATCTTGTTTCAGATTCTGCTTTTAAGTACCATAAATATCCAGAAGCACCATCTTCAGTTGCAACTTCTACCCAACCAATTTGCGCCATATCAGAACCAGATACTACGTATTGATCTCTAATGATGATTGGTGAGTTAGAAAACTGCGTGAAACTAGGCTCTACACTGTTTCTAGCAGCTGAATTACCAACACCAGTTCCAATTGTAGTTCCTTTAGTGTATGAAGATCCGTATACGAATACTTTGATACCAGCAGGTCCTGCTCCAGCTGCAAAGGCAGCAGCAGTTCCAGACCAAGCGGCAGCACCGATAAGACCGTTACCACTAAAAGGAGCAACAGTAAAGTTACCACCAGCGCCTGTAGCAGTTACAACAGTTACAATACCTTTAGCCTCAGCACCATTTACTGGGTTCAATAACACTACTGTATCATTTTCAGATACAACAACGTTTTGATTAGCAGGAACTGTAATAACGTTACCAACATTTGCGGCTCCGTTAGCTCCAACAGCAAAGTCTGTGTAAGAAATGTGTAATCTATTTTGTTCAGACCAAATTACTTGATCAGATGTCATTGGCATTTCAGCGCCAACCATTCGCAAAAATCCAGACAACGTTCTGTTTCCATAACGCTCTACTTCTTGCTCATATACTTCGGGTAGGTACTGCTGAGTAAATGTATCAGTGTTACCAGCACCTCCGTCGTTAAATTGTAGGTAGTTGCTATTCAACGTTTCCATTGTTTGCGTTGGGATTAAACTACCAAATTGAGGAGTTAAACTCATAATATAAAGTTTTTATTAGTTAAATTTTCTTGTTTTTATTTTAAGTTTTGTAGAATCAGCACCTGAAATTGCTTTTACTTTCATTCCGCCTATAAACACATCACCTTGAGTAGTCCTAGCTTTAGTGTCACTTAAGTTTTTTGATTTATTTACAACATCTTTAATAGCATCTGCTTTTCCTTGCTCATAAAAATGAGCGGCGATTTTATCTACGTTGTCAGCAGCGTAAATAGCTTTATGATAACCAGCATGATCTACAACATCACCATTCTCGTTTAAGAACTTCCCAACGAGGTTTGTTATATTTGACTGGTTTTCTGCAACTTTATTTTTGTTTTGAATATTATACTTATATTTCTTTTCGCCTACTGTGATATCAAAACCTTTGAAATCATCGCTAAAAAGTTTTTTTGTATTATTTTTAAACGTTTCATGTTGTTGCTCAGCTTGTTCTTGCTGCTTGTTATATCTATTGAAAAAATCCATAGCTTTTTGTTGTTCCTGAGTAACGCCCGGTCTCAACTTGATCTCGTCGTAATACTTACTCTTTGTTTCTTCTAAAAAGTTTTTGGCTTTTGCAACTTCTTCTTTAAACGCAAGCTTTTTTTTGCGTATATCTCTCTCCTCATCTATGTCTTCATCGTAGTCAAAATCTTCTAAAAGAAGGTCCAAATCTTCAGAATCTAAATAAGGTTTATTTTTTTGTAATACTCTTTAATAAGAGTTTTATCATCTGTATTGCTATAGTCGGCATTTAACCGCGTATAGTCTTCTATTGTTCCACCAGTTTCTTCCATGAAAGCAACTAGTTTCTCAATATTTTCTGGTAATTGTTTACCTAATACTTTTTCATCTCTTATAGCTTCTTTAACTTCTGCTTTAACTTGTTCAACTTCAGCTTCTGTTACTTCTTGGATCGGAGAAAACCCTTCAGTAGTCTCGTTGGACTCTTGTATAGGTTCTCCCATCTCTGCGCTATCTCCGGATGGTTTTTCCACAGATACCTTCTCTGTTTCTCCGATTTGAATGGCATCTTCCTGTTGTTCTTTTTTTATTACTACTTTTTTAACCTCTGGTTCTAATTCTACTAAAGGTTCTTTAGGATTAACATTTACTTTAGTAATGTTATCTTTTGATTCAGTTAATTTTTTAGGTGTTTTCTTTTTAATTTTAAAATCACCCTCTTGCTTTACAGCTTCTTGTGTTTGTTCTGACATAATATAATATAATTAAATAATTAATAAATTCTAAGCTTGTTGCTCAGGGGTAGAAATCATTTGCGATTGACCACCCGTATCTTCTTGAAAGTCTATTGGTAATAAATTGTTTTTTCTTTGATCTATCATTTTACTTTGCTGCGTACCTTCCATTTGTATACGCTTGTCTTTAGCTTTTTCTGATTGCTGCTTGTTTTGAGCTTGAGCTTGAGCTTGAAGTTTTGCTAATTCCATATCAAACTGATGCTGCATTTGCATTTTTTGTTGATCTAGTTGAGCCTGAATTTGCATCTTCTGAATTTCCATTTGCGTTCTAGACTGTTCATACTGTACTTTTGACCCACTGATAGCTTCTTGTTTTTGAACCTCGTTCATAGCTATTTTCTCGTTAGCCTCAGCTTGTGATTCAGCTTGAGCTCTAATATTAGCTTGAGCGTTTTCTTGGTCTTGAAGTGCTTTTTGTTTGCGCTTAACCTTTAACAATTGGTTAGCTAATTTAAGATTTTTAATTTGTCTTAAATCTATGGCATCTTCAAGATCAATACCTCCTTGTTGTAATGCAACTTGTATATTAGCTTCTAGTTGAGCTTTTTCTTCTTCGTCCGGCTCTAGTTCTAAAAATATACCAAAATCATGTAAGTTGAGATTAACTATTTCTTTTAAGGTATTTACGTTGTAAGTACTTATAGAGTTAGTTAAAGACTCAGCTGTAAGTGGAAACTGCAAAGCATCTCCAATTTTTAAAGCCACATTTTCAGCTATTCTAAGAGTTAAATAAGATGAAGATTGTTTAATGTGTCTTGTAGCTACGTTTGAAGCATTAGCTGCCATTTTTTGTAAACCTACTAAAGTGCTTTTATCTGGCGTGCTACCATCTCTTGCTTCATTTAGTCCCGTGACATCTCTTATCATCTGTAAATAATATTGATAAGTATTTATAAGACTTTGTATTTTACCTTGACCAGAACTAGAGTTTAATTCTTGTATTGGAACTTTACCAGGATTCATTTCACCGTCTTGAGTAAGTGATCTACCTACAATAGAACCTGTTTGGAAGTACATGTTTAAAGCTTCAGCTGGATTATAATTAGTTCCATTACCAAGATCAACCTCAGCCAATCCGTCCATATCTAAATACACACCGTCTGGCACTATTCTAGACATAACTTGTTGCAGCTTTAAGTGAGTTATTTGAATCATATCAGCGAAACCAATACACTTGCTCACTAAGCTTTCAATTCTACCTTTGTACATTCTAGGTGCACAAATAGCATAATTCATTTTTACTTTAGTAGTATCAGCATAAGGTCTTGACATGTTTTCAGCTAGCTCCCATTTAAGCATTGTATCTGTGCCCAGTACTTTAGCGCCATGATATAAAACCTCTATAGATCTTGAGACTCTTTCAAAGTTATCATTTTCAGGTGGATTAAAAGTGTCTGGCTTTTCAATAGCTTTCATTAAGCCTTGATCTGTTTGTTTTATTTTAAAAACTTGGTTATGATAAGTTTTGTAGTCAAAATATAAAACCTGTACAGTGTTTTCATCATAACCACCCCAACCTGTTATATATTGTCTATTGCCAGGCATTTTTTGTATACGCTCAAGCTCTTCTTTAGATATATTAGGAAACTCTTTTTTAAGCTCTGGTATTGTAATAGATTTTATTTCACCAACATAGTATATGTCTTCAAAATTAGGATCTTCAGTGTATGAGTAAACCATATAAGCTGGATCTACATAATCAATAGTTACACCGTTAGCTGTGTTAAAACTTGTTTTAGCGGCAGCAATACCACATACTGTTAAATCCATATTTAAGCGGCGCTTAACAAGTTCATATTTGTTTTGAGCTAACACAGAAGATATAGCTTCTTCTTCTGCTATTTCTATACTCTGCTTGTATGACAGTTGCATGTGTAACTCTAACTCTTCTTCGTTATTAGGCAGAAGCTCTGGATTTAAAGTTTGATACAAATCTATTCCAAGGGTTTGCTTCAAATTATCTAAGTAATCTTGAGCAATCATGTCTTCATATATTTTAGAAGCGTACTCAGTTCTCTTTTTTATAGACTCAGGATCTTGAGCGTAAGCTTTCACGTCATAAGAACTTGCAGATATACCGTTTACTACAATATCTACAAACTTAGACAAAATAGGTACTGGTTTCCAGTCTAAATTAAGATAAGATAAATCACCATTGATAGACAATTCATCTTTATATTTTTGAACCGGTTGCTCACCTCTTGCATAAAGCCTAAGAGTATTAAAATTATTCCAGTTAGTTAAATAAGTGTTACCATTCATTCTACCAGATCTGAACCACTCATACTCAATAGCCATAGCCACTTGACTGCCATATTCTCGACTTGCCTTCTCGGCATCGCTAACTACTTGGCTCGGAAAAGCGCTATTTGAATTAGTGTATATATTCATTTAACTTATTATTTTTGATGTAGTTCCCCTGTTATCATATCTTTTAATACCTAGATCAACGGGTTGTATAGTTTTTTTACTTACTGGTGAGTACCTGTGCTTGTTGCAGGCCATAAGAGCTAAACCAGAACTAATAGAGGCATCGTGTTTAGTTCTATTGTTAATATTGAACTTTGCCCAGTCTTCTAAAGTTCTTTGAAAATAAACATC